GACAGACAGAACATGTTTGAAGAGATACGGTGAAGTGTCCGAGTGGCTTAAGGAGCACGCCTGGAAAGTGTGTATACAGGAAACTGTATCGAGAGTTCGAATCTCTCCTTCACCGCCACATTCAGTAAACGCAAACCCCTGATTTTCCTAGAGAAGGTCGGGGGTTTGTGGTTTTTGGTGTCCGGAAAATGGCCATATGGGACAGATCTGGGACAGATGCGCTTTTTTGGTGCGAAAAAAGCCGAAGGAAGTTGCCTGGGCTAATCTGATCTCCCAGGCATGAATTAGCCTTCTGGACCTTTTATTCAAGGACGATCTAAATGCCAAGTAACTCGGATTCCAATATCGCCACTGCCGATGCGCTGACGTTGCTGCTGCACAACCAGCATGCGCTGGGTGCGGCGATCGAAGAGATCACGCATTGGATTTCAGGTGATGGCGCAGATATTGTTGCCGATAACGCCGTTGCGGCTTTGGGAACACTGGATACAAACGCAAAAGCGATTACAGAGGCGATCATGCGATTACGGCTGAGTTAGGAATCGCTTTGATTGGCATCAGACGACCAGAAGCAGACATGATCTTGGGATGAATACCCCGTCACAATACCAACGATGTTAAATGACAACTGCATCGTGCGCAGTAGGCGGAAGTTCGACAACCTCTAGGTAAACAACGATTTCATCATTTACACCGGCGAAGCGAATACGAAATAAAAGATTACTTAAATCGAGCATAAGGAGATCACGATGTCGTCAATAGATCAAAAAATAGTAAGTGAAGCAGTAAAGCCGGGGCTGGAACTTGTAAATGCAGCATTATCTCCGACTATCGAAAAAGTCAGGAAGTGGGCTGTAGAAAAAGAATTAAAAGGAAAGCTTGATAGCGATGCGCTTTCTCTAATAATCGAACGCTATCTGATAAAACTTTCAGAACGTGTAACAGAGATAACGTCTATTACGTTTCCTCAGCTAAAACTGAATGTATACGAAGCGTATGAGCCTCTTTATATGGTGCGAAGTACCCACTTCGACACACCGAAGAATTTAATTACCGCAGATGAACTCGTTTCTTCCCCTTCAAGGCCTGTTGTTATCGTCGACGGCGCTGGAATGGGAAAGAGTACTTTTTCAAAATTTATTGTTGCAAGGCTATTGTTTAAGTCCGACCGAATCCCAATTCTGTTCGATCTTAGAAAATTAGATCCGAAGCTCGATATTACAGAAAACGTCGCGACTGAACTTGACTTTCCTGACGAAAAGTTTGACAGAAAGCTGTTCTACCGGCTTTTGAAACTAGGTAAATTTTTCGTAATACTCGACGGTTTCGACGAGACTCCAATTGATCACCAACACTTGCTGGCAAATCAACTCCACGAAATATCAGTAAAAGGCGGGGAAAACGCAATACTTATCACAACTCGCCCTCAAGAGGTAACTCCAGACCTAATCAATGCAATCTCCTTGAAGTTTGCGCCTTTTACTCTAGAGCAAGCATTATCCTTGCTGAATAGATACGATAAAATCTCCGGATTAGATGTCGGAGAGAGACTCAGCAAAGAAATCTCTAGCGTTCCCTCTAAATTTATCGAAAGCCCACTTTTAGTATCGTTGCTATACAGGACGTACGGAGTAAATAATTCAATCGCGGACAAAATATCGACATTTTATGATGAGATATATCACGCGCTTTATAAAGGGCACGACTTAATTAATAAAAATGGATACGCTAGGCAGAAAAAATCAGGCCTTGGATTCGAGGATTTTAGAAAGCTGCTTCGCGCTCTTTGCCATTACATGATGCTTAGGATGAAGACCTCGTTTAAAAGCCTCAGCGAAGCTGACAGCTTTATCGAGAATGCGGCCAAGATAAGCCAGGCTATACCTAGTTCCACATCAAACTTCTTGGATGATTTGCTTGTCGCAGTCCCTCTTATGCAACGAGATGGTACTGAATATAAATTCTTCCACAAAACACTATTAGAATACTTTGCTGCGGAATACATAATATTTAACGAGTCCAGCCTGTCTTTGCTGAAAAAAATATTTGAAAGTCCGCTGAATCAATCTTTCGTTAAAGTATTCGAATTTTTGAATGATATGAATCCGGTGCTTTTTGAGTCCGTGATAACTCAAAAATTTGCACTGGAGGCGAAAAAATTTGGTCCAAGTGAAAACGAGCAAATTAATGCCGTCAATACCTGTCGTTTTTTTTATGATTTCAAGATCGGACTTTGGCCTGTCGAAGGAAACTCAAGGCCGTTAGAACAGGAAAATGGAACCTGTATTGATATTATTTCCAGCGAGATACATGATAGCGGTAGGAAGGGTACTACTCTCTGGAATAACGGTACGCTTAATGGTGTTCGTTATTTTCTTGCTCTTGCATATTCCACAAAACATGAAGACTTACATCAATTGGCTTGGGAGGCTATAACTTCAGAAGTCCCCGCTCAGCTCAGGCCTAATAGTAAGCAATATATTTTTGATGGGTTGGAAGAAATAATACCAATAGGGGGGTGGATTAATCCAACAAACAAAATGCTCAAGGAGCTATGCTCTGAAAACATTGCGATAAAAGACCTATTTTTAGCGGCTCTAGATGATGATTCTATTAACGAGGCAGCAGGGGCTCGCATGTTAGATGGTGTGAAAATTGATAGTCTTCTCGCAAAGATAAAGTCAAGAGCTAGCTTGGATATCAAAATGAAAGATTTTCTGTGATAAGTGCATTCTGTGTTGCAGATCGACAACAGGAGTTTTTGCAACTGAAATAACTTCCTATCGCTTTGGTATATGGCAGATATTCGGATACAGCTCATGGCTTATTACGGTTTTGACGACCAATGAATAGAACGCCATTTATTTTCAAAAGGCCCCCACCCATGTATCAGGTGTGGGAGCCTTTCTTTGGAGCTTGGAAACTATCCCCCTTAGTCTGGCTTACCAAAACCCTTGTCAATGGGAGCCACTAGTCTAGTATTGGTGGCTAACGAGTTCATTGTTTGGCTGAAACCGGCGACAAATTTAGAGCCATTTGCAACATACCCACAACATCCGGACCGTCCTCATTGATCCACGTCCCGTAGTGCTGCCGGATCATGTTGCCATTGGTGTGCCCCATCTGCTCAGCGATCCAGTCGATCGACGCCACACCGGTGGTTAGTAGCTGACTGGCGTACGTGTGCCGGCATTGACCAGGTCCACGATACCGAACTCCGGCAGCCAGCAGGTGCGCCTTGAAGAATCGATCACGGACCACGAAGTCGTTGGCGTGCGGAAGGCCGGTTTTGGTGTTTAGGAAGACGAAGTGCAGCTTGTGTCGCCGCACGGTCTTGTTGTCCCGCTCAACGATCTCCACGGTCTCCGATTTCCTGTTGCAGTTCAGCGCATCGATCTTGCGCAGGGCATCCCACGCCGGTGCCAGCAGGCGCACCCGCCGCGTCGAACGACGGGTTTTCGTCACTCGGTAAGCCCCGCGCACCTTTGACCGGCGAAAAGTCACCATGCCTTGCGCCAGGTCGACATCCTCCCACGCCAAGGCAATCGTTTCCGATACACGCGGACCTGCCCATAACATGAACTGCACCATCAGCAGTTCCTGCGTACGGCTGGTCGGGGTGTCGAGGATCTGTTTGATTTCGGCGCGGGTAAACGGATCCGGTGCTTCTGGATCGGGTAGGCGCACCATCAAACCTTCAGTCGGGTCATGCGCGACTTTCATCCGCGTGCGATACAGGCGGAAAACCTGGCGCACGTTGCTGATGATGTCGCGGATGGTCTTATTCTTCAGTGTCTTCGACAGGGTGTCCTGTATCCATTCCTGCAGATCTAGATGATCGATTTGGTTGATCTGAACCTTGCCCCAGCGCGGTCGCACATGAACCTCGGCCTTGTTTGCGTAGCCTCGATAGCTTGAGGCCGCGACGTTGTTGGCTTTGATCCTCAGCCACAGGTCCAGGTAATGGCCAAAGGTGTTTTCCACCAGCCTGGGGGAATGGGGGAAATGCCTTGCATAGTCAAAGGTGCCGGTCTGAATTTCGTATTCGATAATATCGACCAGGCGCTTGGCCTGCGCGACGATCGCGGGTGTATTGCCGCCCGGGACCGCTTCCCGGCACTTCTCCCCGTTGTATTGAAAATAGATTCTCACGGATTTGCCGCGAGCTTCGACCCCACTCATGTAAACCCCTAAAGCTGTACTCGTATTTCGACAGTCTGACGATCGGAAACAAAAAGGCCCGTTTCCGGGCCAAGTATCTGCAAGCGCGTCTTCTGGTGGACGCGGCTTATGGTTTGGGCTTGTGCCGGCGCAGGTGGGCATTCAACAGCTGACGCCGCCGGCTGCAGGCCTGGTGATTGCCCTGGGCGCGCCACTTGCCACACTGGTCGCACACGCTGGTGTGATCCATGTTCCAGGGAAAGCGGCGCACCGGTGTTGCGGCAGGGTCATTGGTCATGGCGGGACGCTCCCCGAGTGGCCGGGGTGGCCAGCAGTTGGCTGATCACGGCGACATCCGTTTCGCTCAGGTCGCCCAGGGTGCTGGCCATCTGGCTGAGGCTTTCCAGGCGCGTTCGAGCTTCAGGGGTTTTATGCACCAGGTAGCCGATGACGGCAGCACCGATGATCGCGGTCGCCACCAGGTGCCGCGCCGGTGTGGTAGCCTGCGTGCCGCTGCTGTTTAGGTTCTGTGCTTGCATGGTATAGCCCTCTTTAGCGGTCAGGTGTCGGGGAGCTGCAACTCCTCGGCACTGTTTCTTATCAGGTCATTCCCAACGAGCTAGGTAAATCACCAGATCGTCAAAACTGGGGTCGTGTTCGACACATGATCGCCACTCCAGCACCTGCTGAATCTGCGTACGTGTGCAGAAATCCACCAGAATTTCTCGCTGCCCATCAACGGCCTGAGCTTCCAAGACGTCCATGAGGCCGTACTCCCCGAAGATCGCTGCGTTAATAAATGCTGGGATTTTTCCTCCCGCGATCGACTCCTTGTAAATCTCCTGCAACTTGTAAGTACCAATATTGCCGGCACTGCCCATAAACACTTGGATCTGCATCGGTGTCGCTCTCCTTACGCCTTGAATGTCCAGCACTTGACCGTGGTCGGCCGGGGTTGTGAAACGGGGTTGCGGTGGTTGTAGGCGGCGCGTACGGCGCTGTGCACGGCCTTGTTGCTGTCGAGGAATTTGCGCGATCGCGACTCTTTGAGCAGGTCGCGCAACGTGGCCACGTCGGCCAGCTTCTGTTTGTGTTCGGCGGCGCGCTCGCAGAATTCGTTGAGGTTGATGGCGATCACGGTCGGGTCACTGCTGTGGTCGACCACGGGGTCCTCGCTCAAGGATTCGAGGTAGTCGTAGACCTCCCAGAATTCGGCGACGGCCGGGTGGTCAGAACTGATCGAGGCCTGGCGCTCGATCGCCATACGGACGATTTGCCGTTGCGTGGCGGCGACTTGCGGATCACTCAATTTCAGCACCAGGCGCAGCGCGTCCAGCAGCGAGAGCAGTTGTGCGTGGTTCTTGCTGATCCGCTCTACGCGGATGTAGCCGCGCAGGTCATAACCGCAACTGCTGCAGTTGCCCTGGTCGCTGACATAGGCCGTGCTGCAGGCAAAACAGTGGGTGTGCAGGCGGCGCAGTTTGGATTCGTGTTCGGGCATGCGCTGGGCGAACAGATCAAGCACAGCAGATTCTTTACCCACCGCTTTCAACAGAAAATGACTGAGGACGCCGCCGTCCAGTGCGTTCAACTGATCAGCGGCGGCACGGCTCTCCGGGGTCACGGTCGGGCGTACGAAGTGCAGTTTGACGATGCGCGTCATGATCGCTTCGTGGGCAATCACCGCCGCGTTCTGGCTAATGGCGATCGTTCCCCGAAAGGGCGGTTCGTACGTCTCATTGCCTGCTGTCTTGACGCCTTTGGTGGCCAGCGTGCCGCCGCCGTAGAAGTCTTTCAGCTCATCCCATTCGAAGGTCTTCGCATGTGCCCGATCATCGCTGTGGCGATCGGCCTCGAGGAACACCACCGGCATGCCGGAGACTTGGCCCATCAGGCGCGAGCGACCCGCCTTGGTCGATTTCATCGGGTCGAAGCCTTCATAGCCTTCGCGTCCGAGCAGTTTCCACAGCAGGTTGAGAAGGGTGGTTTTGCCGGCACCGGCTTCACCGGTGGCTTCCAGAAACGGGAAGGACTGGTAACGCGCGCGGATCTGTTCGCAGAACAACGAGCCGAAAAAGAACACCAGCGCGACGAAGCCCTGGGCGCCGAAGCAGGTCCACAGCAACCGCACCCACTGCTCGTTGAAGTCTTTGCCGTCACGCTGCAGCTTGATGGGGACGCCTTTCTGCAGGGTTTTCAGGCGCAGCTTGCCGAACTCGAAATAGTCTTCGCTGTTGACCTTGTAAGTGGTGCCCTCCTTGATTGCGATATCGCCGTAGACGTAGCAGGCGTATTCCTTGCTGTAGCCCACGTAGTCAATGGTCGACACGGTTTTGATGCCGAACAGCTGGTCCTTCATCAGCTTGTCGAGCTGCTGTCCGCTGCCCGTGAACATGGCGCCGGCGGCCATGCCGAGCAGGCGCTTTTTGAATTCACTAGCGGCGGAAAGCTGGCCGCTGGTGAAGGTGTTTTTCACGCTTTCGGAATCGTGCGGGAAGTCCACGCGCAGGTAATACCAGGACTCGTCGGTGACTTCGTTGCGCTGAAAGTACAAGGCTTGCGGGTAGCAGTTGGCAATCTCCACAACGCTGCCGGACTGCTGCAGCGCCTTTTCGCGCTGTTGCG